AGGGACGGGACGTTCTACAACTATTACGGGGTGGACGGGAACCAGTGGTCCAACTTCGCCCGTTCCAGGTCCAAGGGGAAGTTCATCTACACCTACCTCGACGCCAAGGTGCGCGGGGTCGCCGACGCCTCCGGAATGCCCCAGACCCACCGAGAACTGCTCTACAAGGCGGCTCGGACCACGCAGACCCTGCGGGAGGGCTTGCAGCACGGCCACAGCAAGAAGTCCAAGAGGGGGACTCTCGGCAGGTACGGCTCCGAGAACACCACCGCCAGGGCCAGCAGGAAGAGGTCGGCGAGGGCCGCTTCGGTCTTCGGGTCGATCCCGTTCCCACCGCCGCCCCCGCCGCCCCCTCCCCCGTAACCTCGTCCATATGACGGCCAGGACGATCATCGGACCATTCTGGGTGGAGAGGTGCTCGTACCCAGCCCCCGACGCCCCCCTCTCGCAGCGGGGCAGGGGGATGGAGGAGCGCCACCCCTGGCGGTACGGGGACTGCCACATCCTCCGGCTGCCGCTCACCAGGCACGCCCTGGCGGTGGGCAGATGGACCGACCGCCAGACCCAGGCCGATCTCGACGGGGAGCCGGTGCTGGTGCTCCGCAGCCTCGGGGAATGGAAGCAGCCTTGAACAAGACCGGATTCTATTCAAGGTTGCGGAGGCAACCTATGACCGGAGACCCGATCACGGTGCCCGCCAAGGTCCACAAACGGGCCAGGCGGGTGGTCGAGATGGGCCACATCAGCACCTGGGTGGACCAGGCGCTCTACCTGATCGGGCAGAACGTCACGCACCACAAGCCTGGCGACCCCCTCCTCGATGAGGCGATCCAGGCTGCGGAAGCCCTCTTGGCGATCCTTGTGGAGGAGAAGAGGATGGAGTCATGACCGCCTCGTACCTCGACGCCGACCTCCAGGAGGAGATGGAGGAGTTCGACCTCCAGTCCGAGGCGGATGAGTCCGACGAACTCAGCCAGCCGTTCGTCAACGACCTCATCGACAAGATCATGCAGTTCACCGAACTCCTGGTCGGGCACCCGCTGCACCCGTACCAGATGCCGTTCGCACGGAGGATGATCGAGAGCATCCTGATCAACGATGGCGAGGAGGTCACCGGCCTCGCCGCCAGGCAGAGCGGGAAGACCGAGACCGTCGCGGATGTCATGGCGGCGCTGATGATCCTGCTGCCGAGGCTGGCCTCGATCTATCCCGACCTGCTGGGCAGGTTCAAGGACGGCCTGTGGGTCGGGATGTTCGCCCCCGTCGAGGGGCAGGTGGAGACCATGTTCGGTCGGACCATCTCCAGGCTCACCTCCGAGCGCGCCAGGGAGATGATGGCCGACCCGGAGATCGACGACTCCCCGAAGAAGGCTGGCGGGGTCGTCAAGACCATCAAACTGGTCAACTCCGGATCGTTCGTCTCGATGATGACGGCCAACCCGAGGGCGAAGATCGAGTCCAAGACGTTCCACGTCATCGTCATCGACGAGGCCCAGGACAGCGACGACCACACCGTCACCAAGTCCATCTCCCCGATGCTCGCCTACTACGCGGGGACGATGATCAAGACCGGCACCCCGACCACCAAGAAGAACAACTTCTACCGCTCGGTCCAGTTGAACCGCCGCAGGCAGGTCAGCAAGAAGACCCGCCGGAACCATTTCGAGTGGGACTGGCGCGAGGTGGCCAAGGTCAACCCGAACTACGAGCGGTTCATCCGCAAGGAGATGCTCCGCATCGGCGAGGACTCCGACGAGTTCCAGATGTCGTACTGCTGCCGCTGGATTCTGGAGCGGGGCATGTTCACCAGCCAGAAGATGATGGACGAACTCGGCGACATCTCCATGAACTTCGTCCGGTCCTGGACCCAGACCCCCGTGGTGGTGGGCATCGATCCGGCCCGCAAGACCGACTCCACCGTGGTCACCGTGGTCTGGGTGGACTGGGACCGCCCCGACGAGTACGGCTACTACGACCACCGGGTGCTGAACTGGCTGGAACTCCAGGGGGACGACTGGGAGGAGCAGTACGCCCGCATCGTGGAGTTCCTCTCCACGTACAACGTCCTGGGCGTGGCGGTGGACGCCAACGGCGTCGGGGACGCCGTCGCCCAGAGGCTGCGCCTCCTCCTGCCGAGGGCCGAGGTCCACAGCATCACCTCCAGCCAGCAGGAGCAGTCCAAGAGGTACAAGCACCTGATGGCCGTGATGGAGCGCCGCCTGATCGGATGGCCAGCCCACGGGAACGTCCGGCGCACCAGGATCTGGCGGAAGTTCCAGCAGCAGATGCTCGATGCCGAGAAGCACTACAAGGGCCAGCACTTCACGGTGAAGGCCCCCGACGAGGCGTGGGCGCACGACGACTTCGTCGATTCCATCGCGCTGGCGGTGTCGCTCACCTCGGAACTGGCGATGGCCACCGTCGAGGTCTCCAACAGCCCCTTCTGGGACTGAGTTGGGGCTGACAGCCCCCTCTTACGGTGTAAGACTCGATCCGACTGGTCAAACGAAAGGTGAGGCAATGGGACTCGCACCCGCTCCGATGTTCCCAGAGCGCCCTGGCACGCAGTACGAGGTCAATCAGGTGACCGGCGCTCCCTCCGGACCTGGGCCGCTGTACTTCGAGGAGGGCCTCGGGACCGACACCGACCTGCCGAACAACTTCCAGATGGGGGCGTTCCAGGGATACCAGACCCCTCCTGGCCGGTCGAACCACAACGTGAACGTCTACACCAAGACGGCCCAGGAGACGATGGCCGAGAGGTCGCACGTCGGGTCCGCGTCTTGGGTGGAGGCCCCGCTGATGCTCCAGGAGTTCGCGGTCGGGTCGTTCAGCGACGCAGCCGAGGTCCGGTACGAGGAGGTCTACCGCTCCGGCGGTCGTCTCGCCCGTCCCTCCCCTGCGGTCATCAACGACTGATCATGGCCGTCGATCCGTACGGACGGCGGCAGAGCGACCCGCAGCACAAACAGAACCTCGTCCCGCAGAACCCCAGGCTCTGGGCCATGCTCCAGAACGAGGCGAGGCAGCGGTTCGATACGTACCCGTCGATCCCAGCGTCGAAGTGGATTCACAACGAGTACGTGAAGCGCGGCGGCATCTTCGTGGAGTCCAAGAAGAAGGACATGCGGCACGACAAGTCCGGTAACGAGACCAGGCAGGGAGAGCGGGAGCGCGAGGGCGAGGAGCGCTCCAAAGCCGGTAAGGGCAAGAAGAAGTGAGGGTCCGGCGCTAAGGTTCCGGCATGACGCAATCCCTGCACAAGATCCATATCGAGACCGTCTTCGCCACGGACCTCCTGCAACTCCCCGTTGGGGTTGAGATCAAGGAGGCCGGGGTGATCGGGGACGACCTCGTCCTGACCGTGGTGTCGGACCACAACCTCGGCGAGTACAAGTTGACCGCCATCTTCGGGAGCATCGACGACGAGGACCGCGTCCACCTGGGGATGCTGGAGCCTCTGGGTTGAGCCTGTTCATGCTGCGCCTCCGGATGGTGTTTCTGTACGTTCGGAGTGATCGACCTCGAACGGATGCAGAGAGCGGGAAGCCTCATGACCAATCGCCCGAACCCCAAGCCCAGCGGCACGGCCACTCCGAAGAAGAAGAAAACGGCCCTGAAGCCCACGGGGAGCAGCGCCGTGGACCCCACCAAGCGCTCCGGGTCGGTGCAGACCAGCCAGGCGCAGGACCGCCACACGGTCAAGAAGGGGGACACGATGTGGGGCATCACCAAGAGCCGCTCCACGGACAAGTCCAACAAGGGCGTGGCGGCTGGCACCAAGAAGATGGCCGCTGCCAACAAGGGGACCAACCCGAACCCGGACAAGATCAAGCCCGGCCAGGTCTTGAAGGTGAAGGCGCCCGCGTCCAAGTCCACCTCGGCCAACAGGAAGAGCGCCAACTACTCCCCAGGGGCGGAGTCCATCAGCAACTACAAGAAGAACCTCCAGACCGGCCCGAACAAGGGTTCGCAGGACGCCCAGAAGAAGCGGGACGCCGCCGTGAAATCGAAGCAGATCCGTGCGAACCAGGCGGCAGCGAGCAAGAAGAAGTAGGTGGCACTCTTCCAGAGCATGGGGAAGCCCCCGAAGGCCAGTCCTGGAAAGCCTTCGGGGAAGTTGACCAGCCCTGTGAACCAGGCGAAGAAGAAGATGACCGGCAAGGCCCAGGCCCAGAGGAACACCTCCGTGAAGCCGGTCCAGCCGATCAAGCCGGTGGCCCCCCTCCCCAAGCCGAAGGCCGGAAGACCGGCCACCAAGGCCCCAGGGACGACGGGGGGGACCAAGCCGACCCCCGCTGGGAAGCCGACGAAGCCGAGTCCCACCACCAAGAGGTTCTGATGCCGTCGGTGATGGAGACTGGGGCATGACCGGAATCGACTTCCTCTCCCCGACTTATCGGGCGGCGGGGACGGACCTCGTCCTGAACATCAGCCCGCTCGGGCTGGTGGAACTCGCCGATGAGGAGTTCGAGGTCCACGGACCCCGCCTCAACAGGTACGCCCTCAACTGGGCGCTCTACCTGGGCCACCACTGGAGCCACCGCCGAGAGACCGGCGAGCACCAGCACACCGCGAACTTCTACCGAGCCTTCACGGACTACGTGAACAGGTTCACCTTCGGCAAGGGAATCCACTTCGAGACCGCCGAGGAGACCTCTGGAATCCTGCCGGACCTGCTGCACCGAGTCTGGACCAAGGACAACAACAAGGGATCGGTCCTCCTGGAGATGGGGCAGCAGGGGTCCGTGTCGGGGGACTGCTTCGTGAAGGTCGCCTATGAGGAGGAGCGCTATGACGCCATCGGTGTGCTCGTGCCAGGGAAGGTGCGAGTCCTCCCGCTCAACGCCGCCCATTGCTTCCCCGAGTGGCACCCCCACGACCGGACGAGGATGCTGCGGTGCAAGGTCAAATACCGATTCTGGGGAACGTCGCTAGAGGGAACCCGCCAGGTGTTCACCTACACGGAGATCCTGACTGATGACTCCATAGAGGAGTACCTCAATGACGAACTCATAGATTCGCGGCCCAATCCAGTAGGAATGGTGCCAATCATCCATATCGCGAACCTGCCGGTGTCCGGCTCCCCGTGGGGCCTTCCGGACTGCCAGGACATCATCGGCCTGAACCGCCAGTACAACGAGATCAGCACCGCGCTAGCCGACATCATCAACTACCACGCCGAGCCGATCACCATCATCACCGGCGCGAAGGCGAGCCAACTGGAGCGCGGCGCGAAGAAGATCTGGGCGGGCCTCCCCAAGGACGCCCGCGTCGAGAACCTTGAGGGCGGATACCAGGGACTCCAGCAGGGGGTCCAGTACCTGGAGATCCTGAAGCGGACGATGCACGAGATGGTCGGGGTTCCGGAGACCGCCCTCGGGCAGGTCCAGCCGATCTCCAACACCTCGGGGGTCGCCCTCTCGATCCAGTTCCAGCCCCTGATGAACCGCTGGGAGCAGAAGACCGCGCAGTACGGGTACGGAATCCAGCGCATCAACGAACTGGTGATCCGGAC